GTTTTTCACAAAGGATTACCAGTTTTTCATAATGATAAACGAATTGTACACTAATCAAATGATGATTATTCTTGACAATGGACACGGTTTTGATACATACGGCAGGGCAAGTCCTGTCTGGCCGGATGGTTCACAACTCTTTGAATGGGAGTTTGCCCGTGATATTGTCAAAAGAATTAAAGTTGGTCTTGATAAAAGAGAAATAGAAAGTACAATATTGATACCTGAGGCCATTGACGTTTATTTAAGAGTCAGGACTGACAGGGCCAATGCAATATATAAAAAGCATCCGGATTCATTTCTTATTAGCGTACATGGCAATATGGCAATGAACCCTGGTGAAGGAGCGGGCTGGGAAATATGGACCAGTCCCGGAGAAACAGAAAGTGATAAGATTGCAACGGTTTTTTTTGAATCGGCAAAGAAACACCTGCCTCAATTCAAGATGCGTTCTGATCACAGTGACGGGGATCCGGATAAAGAAAGCAGGTTTTGGATTCTGGTTCATACTCTTTGTCCGGCAGTGCTTACAGAAAACCTTTTTTATGATAATGAAAATGAATGCAAGTTCATGTTATCTGATGAAGGCAGGAATACGATTGCCCAATTACATGTTGAGGGGATTGAAAATTATATTAATAGATGAAATTCTCAGTTAAATATAATATATATCAATTCATAAAAGGATTGATTAACTTTGTAAAAGATTATTGGCTTATGGGATTTCTTATAGGCGTTGTAATTTTTGTAATTTATTTGTGTTATAATCTATGAAAGATTTCAGTAAATATAAATTTATTGTCAGGAGAAGTCCAGATGATCCCAGAGATTGGAAAGCATCAGCTATTTATAAAAAGATTGCCTTGCCCGATGTAGTTGATTACCGGGATAGAATGTTTCCTGTTAGAGATCAAGGTAGCCAAGGAAGTTGCGTTGCTATGGCAGGAGCAGCTATGAAAGAATGGCAGGAGAGAATTGACGTTATGTTGGATGAATACATGTCTCCGCAATTTATTTACAATAATCGCGAGGATCTTACGGAAGAAGGAATGTATGTACGCGATCTTATGAATATCCTCCGTAAAAAAGGAGTTTGTGTAGAAAGTTTTTATCCATATGGTACCTTTAAGGAAATTACCAAGGAAGTTTATGATAATGCCCTTAATTTTATAATTGAGAATTATGCCTCTATTGATACGATTACAGAATTAAAAACCGCTCTTTATATAAATGGTCCCTGTATAATTGCTGTTCCCGTTTACAATCTTACTGAACGAATGTGGAAGAAAAAAATGGGGGATTATTTGCTCGGGTATCATCTTCTCTGTGTCGCAGGATATAATGAAGATGGTTTTATTATCCGTAATTCATGGGGAGATGATTGGGGTCAGAAAGGATATTGTATTTTTCCCTATGAGGACTGGGGTTGTCAAATGGAGACTTGGACTACTGTTGATGCCAATTCCTATAAACCTGAACCGCCCGGACCCGAACCTGAAAAAGAGAATTGGTTTAAAAAATATTGGTGGATATTAATACTTTCAGCAGTAGCTATCGGAATGATAATATTTTTAGTATTAACTTTAAAAAAATGAAATGATGAAAAGATTTTTGATGTTTTTTATCTTATTGATTGCAATTACTATTCCTGTCATTGCACAGGAAGTTGAACCTCCTACGAACTGGCTGGATCTATTTGCCAATATTAATAAATGGCTTGGTTCATTGGCTGGTGTTGCTGCCGTAACAGTCTTTCTTGCTCTTGCGGTGAATACATTTTTAAAACTTACAGGATTCTGGAAACAGTTAACGGCATGGGTTATTTCTACAATTATCCTCGTAGTTGGAAATCTTGTAAATATGGGATTCATGGCAGATCTCAACTTATTTCATACTCTGATATATGGATTAGCAGCCGGATTTGTTGCCAATGGAATCTTTGATATTGGGCTTGTACAGGCCTTGTTGAGAGCACTTAAAATCCTTAAAGACTGATGTTTTATTTAGCAGTTATCGCAGGAGCCCTTATAGCATTGATAATTAGCTTTAATGAGGCATTGCCAAAGCCGGACTTCAAATTCAATATTTTCTTTAAACAGAATATTGGTTCGACTTTGCTCAATATTATCTGTGGATGTGTTTTGGTATTTTTTAAAGATAATATTGAAAGTATCTTAACAATAAATGGTATTAACGCAGTTATTCTTGGTACGTCTGGACAGTTTGTCTGGAAAAAAGTAGTAAAGATTTTTAATCCACAGAACGAAACTTATATAGGAATCAATAAAAAATGACACTTTTTGAAATATATGAACTGATTGAATTTATCTGTAACAAGGATTATTCAGGTAATATAATGACACCTGACAGATTTCAGATGTTAATAAAAGTGGCGAATATTGATTTGTTCAGGAAAAAATATGGATTACCAGAAGAATATCAACCAGGACTTCCTATTCCATCAGAGTATGCTGAAATAACGCTTAAGAATATGGATGATCTGAAAGCGTTTAAGGTACCTCTTATAGATACTCCAGTTATTGATGGTGTATTGCCTTATCCTTCCAATTATGCTCACCGGGACGAAGTGATTTACAACTTTACCAAGACGATCAATGGAGAAGTTGTAACACTTCCTCGTCCGGTGGAGATATTAAGGGAGAGCCAAGCATCAGAGAGGCGTGGCAATTATACTAAGAGACCAACAACGCAAAATCCCATAGGAATAGTCAGGAGTAATGGTATTGCCATTTATCCGGAAACAATAGAAGCAGTTGATTTTCATTACTATCGCTGGCCCGTTGATCCGGTATTCAGTTATGTTCAGGAGCTCGGTTATATTACTTATGATGCTGTGGCGTCAACTGAATTAGAGTTTCCAAGAGATGAACACAACACAATAGTGAGTATGCTTTTAACTTATATTGGTATTCATCTTCGCGAAGCAGATATTGTTCAATACAGTGAACTTAAAAAACAGAAAGGAGAATAATTATGCCAGCAAAATTTACAAAATGCGTTAAAAGTGGAGGTCGCGTAAGAACGATTAAGCCAAAAGGTTCAAAATCAAGAACATATCTTCATATATGTTATCCTCCAGGAGGTGGATCGCCGGTTAGTGGAGAGGTCAAACATCGTAAGTCTAAGCGCAAGAGATGAAAAAAATTCAAATCATTGAAGCGGTAATTGATTTTTTTGCAAGTGACCAGGCTGGAGAACAGAAAGCCGTTGTGCATCCAGAGATTGTAAAGATTCATTTGAATAATGTATTCAATCAGATCATTTACAATACATGGTTAAATGGCAAGAAGTTTTCTGATTTCAGTCAATTGGATGCATGGAGCAGGGTTTATACTGTGGATATACTCAATCAATGTCTTGATAAAGCGCATTGTTTTTTACCTTTCGCGCCAGTACAACTTCCTGATGGTATGGGAATACGTCAAATAAAAGACCATTATGAATGTTCTGATTATGGTGAGGCTATTGGTGGTGAATGGTTACTTGCACCAGTAGAAGCTACTGCAAATTCTATTTTTAATGAACTGGAAGTAGGGACCATGGATGATTATCCCGTTTATCATCTTGAACAAAATGACATGGCAACTGGCGCAGGAGAAAAAAGTCATATATTAAGATTGGAGAAGTTACCACTTCCCCCAAATGAAATTACCGAGCTTGATGTGATGATGATAGTAAGTCCAGAACAACAAGATGATTTTGATGATCTCTGTATTCCAGCAGGTGGTGAAGATACGATTATTCGTCAGATCATTGATCTGATAAGCAGGAAACCAAGACCGGATACAGCAAATGATCAAGTAATACAGTCAAATAAATGAGTACAACTAATCCAAAATCAGCAGGTCTTGCTTCAGTAAGATATGTGGTAATGAGCTTTTTGAACCGACGCAATGATTATACTTTAAAATCATATAAGCGATATGTCCAAATAGCAATTGAAGGATTTGGCGAATTAAATTTATGGCATCTTTCAAATATTGAAGTTGTATATCTTCATATGAGCGAAGCCAAGACCGTTGATCTTCCCGTGGATTATGTTGATTATTTAAAGATTGGTGTTCCCGTAGGAGGAAAACTCAGGGTATTAACCAATAAAGAACAGATATTGCTTCCAAGAGTTTTTGATGACACGGGGGAAAGCGTTGGTAATACAGATGCAAGTGATGAAGGAGGTGTGGATATTGTTTTTTTCAGCGATCATTTTCGTAACGGACAGTTTATTGGAGGACTTTATGGTCTTCCAGGAGGTATTGATAGTGCCTATTGGCGAATTGATAGAGAAAACCGTCAGATAGTTTTTTCAGGTTCAGTAACTAGATCAGAAATTGTATTGGAGTATATCAGTAATGGGGTGGCTCTTGATGGTAGTTCTCTTATTCCTAGGGAGGCTATTCCAGCGCTAAGATCATATATAGAATGGGTTGACACAGAAAATAATCCTCGTGCTGCTTATAATGAAAAAGAACGCAAAAAAAGAATACATGAAGAAGAAATTTCCGCATTAAGACATTTTCAATTATGTTTTACCAAGGATGAATTTTTGAGAATGCTCTGGGGCTCAAGTCGTCAAACACCTAAAAGATAGTGGCACAGCATAAAGATATAAAGAAACCCTTTGGTGGCCTTAATTTTGATGACGCGCCCTCTAATCTTCCCGAAGGAGATTATACTGATGCTTTAAATGCTCGAGTC